CAGAAGCCCGAGCGCAGTAGCGTAGCGGGCGCGCACGTCGTCGATCCCGATAAGGCCGCCGTTGATCCGCTGACGGCAGCGGTCAACGGCGCCTGCGTCAGCCAGGTCGTTGCAGTTGTTGGCGTGCCAGAAGATCGCGGCGCTTTCGGCCGCGCCCTCCCGCGTCTCGATCCACTCGGGCAGGCTGTCCACCGGCCGGTTCACGATCTCAGCCAGGCGCTCGTAGTTATACCGGCCCGTGGTCTGCATCAGACCGCGGCCGATGAAACGCCAGCCGTCGCCGGGGTTCTTGTTCCCCATGCGCCCGCCATAGGCCGCCTCGGCAATCGCCTTCTGGTCGGCGGGCTGCTTGTCAGTGCGGCCCACCTCGGCGGCGTACTCCGGCGTAAAGTAGCGCGGCCATTGTTTCACCAGAGCCTCGGCGCGGTAGTTGAGGCTCTCGCGCAGCTTCCGGCCGCCGGCCGTCTCATGGCCGGTGTTGGCGAGGAACATCGCTACGCGCTTCGACGTGTTGATCTCATACTGGCGGCAGGGGCCTTCCAGCGCCGCAGCCCACTCGGCAGGGTCTGACCAGTTCAGACCCTGCATCAGCTTCGCCGTGATCACTTGCGAACCATCCTGTTCATCGCTTCGGTCTTCTCCTTACTGCCGGCGCTGCTGCCGAAGTAGTAGGAGACGATGGCGCCCCAAGCGGTGCCCAGCGTGCCGAGCATGACCAGCAGCGCCTCGCCGCCCTGCGCGGGCAGGCCGTAGGCGATCATGTAGCCCAGCACCCCAAAGAAGCCGAGCGTGACCGCCGCCGCCAAAACGCGGGGGGTCCAGTCGCCGGTCTTCACCTCGCGCTCGCGGGCGCTGCTACGGTCGGCGGCGTCGATGCGCTGAAGGTCGATCTCCAGCTCGCGCATCCGCACGGCGAAGTCCTGTTCGGCCTTCTTCAGCGCCAGCAGTTGATCCGGCGACGCCTTCGCCGCCGCGTTGATCAACTCGTCTTCGGTCCCGTCAGGCTTGCCCAGCAGGGCCTCGGAAATGGCCCGCGTGGCCATGCCAGCGAGCGGCCCGCCGACGGCGGTGGCGATGGATGGGGCAACCGTGCGGACGAGGTTCAGAAGCTGGTCCATCAGTCGCGCTCCTCTTGGGCGCGCCCCAGGCGCAGGCCGCCGAGAAGGCCAACAAGCGCGCCGACGATGGTGGAGAAAGCAGGCCCCAGCACCTCAAAGATCTTGTCGTTGTTGACCTTCTCGTCGAAGAGGCCGAACAGCAGCACGAACACCATGGCGAGCATGACCATCGCCAGCGTGTAGATTGAGATGAGCAGGATGTGCCGCTGGACGACCTGCATCACTTGTCAGCCTTGCGATCCAGGCGGTCGAAGATGGCCTTGAGCATCTCCTTCAGATCCTGGATGTCGGTCTTGTAGTCGTCCTTGCTGACGTACTGCGTATGAAGCGCCCGCTCCAGATCTTTCATGTCGTCTTGCAGCAGGCGGATCGAGTCCCACACGACCTTCAGCATCCAGCCCATCGCCGCCCCGGCCACGCCGATGACGAGGTTCACGAGATCCTGCGACATAGGCGGCAACCCTTAGCGAGCCATGGCGTTGACGTTACCCGACGCGCCGGCCGGAGCCATAGCGTTGGGTGCCGGCTGACGGTCTTCTTCCTCGCCCGTAACCGCGCGTCCCGCCGACCCAGCCAAGAAACCTTGAAGCCGGCGCATCACCATGTCCTGCTGTTTAGGTGTGCTTATCGGCGACATCAGCGTCGAGAACAGCTCCGGGTTGGTGATCGCGTCCGACAACAGCCGCTGCGCGCGATCCGTCGTCATCTTCGCCAAAAAGCTACGCACAGCGCCGGTAGCGATGGCCGACTCGGCCAAGCCAGACACAGTTCTCGCGGCGACAAAACGGCTGACCAAGTCGAGCGCCTTGGACGGGATGTCCTCAATAACGCCGCCGCGCGCGGACGCGCTGCGGGCGCGCTCCAGCGCAGTCAGTTCCGTGCCAATCTGTCGCAGCCGCTGCAACGCGGGGGCGTCGAACACCGCCCCCAGCGCCGCCACCTGCTTGGGATCGTTCAGCGCGTCCATGATGGCGCTGCCGTTGAAGACCGGCCCATCCGGCGTCGTCTGCCGCGCCCGCCCAAACAGGTTGTCGATGAAGGCCCCTCGCAGCCCCGACAGCGCCTGGCCGGTCTGGTCGCGGTCCACGGAGCGGCGCAACGACGCGGCCAACGCCGCCGGATCGTCGGCGCTGAACACGCGGTCCACCTCTTTGCCCGGCGCGGCGTTGAGGAAGCGAGCGACGGCGCTCTCTGGCCGTTGGTCGAGCAACCGCTCTACGCGGCTGTCGTCCCGCCGAAGCAGCCCGCGCTCCACGCCAGCTTGGCGAGCGGTCAGCGTCTCCGCACGGCCTTGTGCCGTCATAGCTTCGGCCAGTTGGTTGCGGACTTCGGGGAACCGATCCAGAAGCGCGGCGTTCCGGCGCATCCAGTTAGTAGCCGACTCCGGCTTCAGCCGCCCTTCACCGGACACCGCCGTATTGCGGAAGGACTGTGTGAGGTAGTTCTCAATCGCCGTGCGCGTCTCCGGGCTGTTGCCCGTTGCAACCAGCAGGTCGCGGGCCGCCACATCCGCGCGAGGACCGCCAGACCCTAGCAGGCGCTCCAGCGTCAGTTCTGGCGCTACGCGAGGTTCCGATCCGCCGGTCGTGCGAGACAAAACGGCCGCCTCGCCACCACGGAAAACTTCGTTCACGTTCTTGCTGTGTTCGCGCGCAACGGCGTAAGGACCAGCCGTCTCCGGCAGGCTGTTCAGCGCGTCCAGCACGTCGTCCGCAATCCGGCCAGCAATACGGGCCTCGTTGCGGCGGCCGGCGTCGCGGGCGGTGCGCTCAATGTCCAGCAGTTCGGAGCGCAGTCCTTGCAATTCAGCCGGCGTAGCTGTGGCGCCCAACCTCTGCGATGCCTGCGGCGGCTGCGGAAAAGCGCCGGGGTACAGCGTATTAAGCTGCGACAGCACGGCGTCGGTCTGCTCGTCTGGTGCCTCTCGACCCAAAAACCGCCTAGCGTAGTCTGGGATGTTATGCCGCTGCGTGCGGGGCGTTTCCTGTACCAACGCAGCAAACCGTTCAAACAGCGGCGCGGTGTCGATCCGCACGTCGCTAGGGATCGAGTTCCAAAGGATGCGCTCCTGGTCGCGCGCGGCCTTGTACGCCTTATCAAACTCCTCGCGGGCGATGCGCGACGCATCCGCCGCTGGCGCCCCCGGTTCCAAAGCTGCAATGCGGCGGCGGGCTTCCGTTTGGGCCTGCTCAACACGGGTGTTCAGCGCGGTAGTCAGCCGAGTAACGCGGTCCTCCAAGAACGCCCGCGTGTCCTCAGGACGACCACCCAATGCACGGGCCTCGGCCAACAGTGTGGCTTGCGCTGCATCTGCCCGTTCACGCAACTGCCGAGCGATGGCGGGGTTCTCTGCGGCGACGGCGCGCTCAAGATCCAGCAGGTTAGCTTCGCCAGTACGCTGCGCGGGGGTGAGATCGCTGATCGTCGGCGCTGCGGCAGCCCGAGACGCCGCGTAAGGATCTTCGACCAAAGACGAGAGCCGCTCAGTCGCACGCCCCCGCGCCCCGGACGGCAACACCGACTTAGCCGCATCAATGACCGTCGCAACACCAGGCGTACGCAGCAGCAGGCTAGGCGCCTGCGCGACCACACCGCCGGTCAAGCCGCCGCCGAGTTCAGCCAACTGCGCGACGGGCTCGTTGCCGGGGTAGTTCTGCTCCGCAATGTAGCGGCCAGCGCCGCCGCCAGCGCCAGCGGCGACTTCCGTTCCTGCGGTCGTAAACGGCGCCGCTACTGGCGCGCCGGCAATGGTTCGCCCTACGCGCGAAACCAGCGGGCCACCAACTCTAGCAGCAAGGCGCGCCCCAAGAACCGTAGGGTTAAGCATACCCACGGCGCTACCAACGCCAGCCGCTGCGTACTCACCCGGCGTCTGGGGTGTCGCTCCGATTTCTGGCACCATCGTCACGCCAGCCTCGCGGCCAGCCCGCGCCATGCCGGCCTCAATGCTGGCCGAACCGCCGAACGGCTGATCGCTAACCGGCACGCCGGCCATGCGAAGGACTGAGTTAACAAAGTCAACGGGCATGCCGAGAGTTTCGGCAATCTGGCGGTTAAGAAACGGCATTCGGCCTTCGCCGCGTCCAGTCGGTTCTCGGCGGGGGCCGGGAACGCCGTCGGCAGGCATTTCCTCCAGCGTAAAGCCGGGCGGCAGCGCGGCCGACGGAGCGGCGGAAGGTTCGTCCAGCGTAAAGCCGGGAGGAAGCGCGCCGCTCATCGCACAGGCACCCACCGACCGTTTTTAAACTCAATTCGTTGGCCGTTCGGCCCTGTGGCCGTTTGACCTTCGCGGAACGTTGTCGGGGTCTGGGTTTGCGGCTGCCCCGTGCGCGCAGGCGAAGGCGTGCCAGTAGGCGCCGGTTGATTGCCGCCAGTCGGCGCGGCGTTTGCGCCGGAAGCGGTTTCAAACTGGTCTGCGCGGGTACGAAACAGACGAATGATTTCGCGCGCCGCCGCCAGTCGAGTTTCGTTCGGGACCGTGGAGTCGGCTAGGCGACCTGCGGCCTCTCGGTAAGACTGCGTGTCAGCGTTAGACTGCGGGCCTTCAAAGCGCGGCACCATTTTGGTGACGACATCTGCGATTGGCTGCAACGCTCCGATAGCGACAGCACCGGACGTAGGCGCGTTGAAGAAGTCAAAAAAGCGATCCACGATGGCGTTAAGACCGCCGCCAGTAGACCGTTCCAAAAGACCGCCGCGCTCCGTAATGCGCTCCAGCTCGCTAATGGCGCGGGTGAGCTGTTCTTGCTCGCGCCGTTGAGTTGCGGCCGAGCGAGCTTCCAGCGTGCCCGCTTCTCGCGCGCGGGCCTCACCGCCCGCCTGCGTAATCGCTCGCACGTCGCGCGCCGCCGCCGCCGCTTCAATCGTCGTTGGCGCCGCCGTAGAGACAGGGGGCACTGCGTTAGGACCAGCCGCAAGCGTAGACGCAGCGGCGCCGGGGAGCATCATGTTTGCCGGCGGTGGCGCTGCCGGCGCCGTGGCTTGCGGCCGGCGCAGATCAACGGGCGCGGCAGCTCGCGGAGCCCCGCCTCCCGGCACTACCTGCGTAAAGTAAGACTGGCCAGTGTCGAGATCCGTAATCATGGGGAGGCCCTCGACGACACTCACTTGCAGGCGAGGCTGGCGCCCGCCGGTCAAGCTAGTTGCGCGCCCACGCATGGCCTCCTGCCACTCAGGCGAGCCGGGCCGAATACCCGCGCCAAGCAACGCCCGTTCGAACTCGTTCGGGCGCCCAGCAGCGGCGCCTTCTGACGCGCGGCGGATCAGACCTTCGGCGCCTTCGGCCATCCGCAGCACGTTCTGCGGGCTGAACTCGCGGGGGATGGAACTTTCGTACTGCGGCAGATCCCGCACGGCCGCAGCGCGCCAAGACGCCCACGCCTCGGGCGAGTTGACGCTGGCCAGCAGATCGCGGTGCATCTTGAGGCGGTCCACCTGGGCCTGCGCGCCGTACCGTTCCGTCTGAGCGCGGATGCGGGCGCCCTCTAGGTTACGCTGCTCGATCTGCTGCGCCATCATGGGCGCGGCCCGGCGAAGCTGGCTAAGACCCTCCGGCGTGTTCAGATCAACACCGGAAGCCATCAGACCGCGAAGCGCGTTACGCTCCTGCGCCGTCTCCTGCGCCTCGGCCATCCGCATCCGGTTCATCTGGATGTTCTGGGCCTGCCCGTAGATCTGCCCAACGTCGGGCATCTGGAAGGGGCGGACCTGCAAGGCGATGGTGTTATCAACCATCTTAGAAGACCCCCTCCATGACGTTGGCTGGGCCGCCGCCGCCGAAGCCGCCGGGCTGCATGTAGCGGTACATCATGTAATTCGGCACCGCCTGCGACAGCGCGCCCGTCAGGGCGTTCGTGGCGCCGACGTAGCCCGAGGCGCGAGCCTGACCAGCACCCGCCATCCCCGCAGCCTGAGCAGCACCAGCGCCCATGTACGACCCGGCCACGCCGCGGCCCAGCTCGCCAGCGGCGCCCGTCAACGTATTCGTGCTGGTTTGGCCAGCACCCATGAGGCTCTGGAGCGGGTTGAGTTGGTTCGCGCGGTTGACTTGGTAGCGATTGAAGGCGTTCTGGTACTCTTGCGAGGCCAGATCCTGCCCGAACCGCTGAACGCCCTTAAGCGTCGTGCCCGACAGCAGGCCGCCACGGGCCGCTGCCGACCGCTCCAGGGCCTTCATGCCCTCGCTCATGCGGAAGCCGTAGCCGGGATCGGCCTCATAGTCGGCCATGCTAAAGTCGCGGGCGTAGCGGCCATAGCCGGGGGCCGTCGGTTCGCCGGCCAAACCCAACAAGGCCATCATCCGATTTTGGGCAGTAAGACCACCCTGGCGGAACGGCTCTTGCAGCTCCACCTGGCGCTCAAACATCTCACGCTGAACGTCGGCGGCGCGATTAGCGGCGGCGGTCTGCGCGTCGGCGGCGGCGCGAGCGGCGCTGGCTTGCGTGCTTGCGGCGCGGCTGGAGCCGAGAAGACCCGCGCCCGCGCCAAGAGCGGCAGAGCCAAGAATGGCGGTTTCGATACCCATTATGCGGCCCTTCCGACACTACCGTCGTCGTAGACGTTAAACCCTAACCGCCGAAAGATATCAAACATGTAGTCGTGCCCCGGCGCGATACGGCTGAACGCGCCTTCATCCGCAAAAAGTTGCGCTATCACGCCTTTGGTCGCCCACTTTTTTCGCCACTCCGGCAGGATGGAGACGTGGACCTCTCCGTCCTTAAAGTAGGCGGCGCCGATGCGCTCGCCGTCCCGAACGATAGCCTTCACCGTCCAATCTTCCAGCGCGGCTTCGTATGCCTCATAGTCAACCGGCGAAGACCAATCAGTCGCGGCATAGCCTACGGCCAGCCCCGCCTTTCGGTCGTCCACCAGCGTCGTCGGCATTACTGCGTTACCTCGCGCCCGCTGGCGCGGATGTTAAGCGCAGCGGCCGTGCCAGCGATAGTGGAAATGAAGGCGCCAGGCGACAGCACTTGGCCCACGATCTCGGGGAAGGTGTACGTCTCGTTTGCCTGGAGCGTCTTGGTGCGGACGATCAAGTTGTTGTTGCCGGGGGCGCCTGCGGCCGTGACGAGGTTGATGCTGATCGTCGCCGCCGAACCGCTGTAGTTGGTCGCCGTGAACTTGTCGATGATCGTCGTCACGCCGTTCGCCGTGTACTGCGTCGTCTGCGTGTTCTCGACGGTCTTGGCCGGGATCAGAACTA